ACTATCTCGCACCATGTAGTATTTCCAGGGCAGGGGTTTGCGATAGCTTTTGTAAGCATGCTCTAAGATGTTCATATCGTATGTAGGGCCTTGTGCCCAAATTAGCTTAGAGTGCCAAATTAGCTTGCCTAGCTCATCCAGTGCTTGATCTAGTGGGATACGTCCTTCTTCGTTGAACGCTTCATCCCGAACAACCGCAGGTTGTGTGGCCCACCACTCAATGGTGCCGTCATCAATCATGCGATTTTCTTGGCTTTCTAATGTGACTCGGGCATAGTAACATTGCTCATAATACCCTTGCCCAAAAGGGTCAAAGGCTTGAGCGGCGATAGTAAGAATGGTAGCGTCCGGGCCAGTTGCTAGCCCTTCTAAGTCGATCATTAGGTGCATAATGCTATTATAGCATCATTGCACTAAGGTGTCAATTAGCCAATTACCCAAGTTAGTGGCTGGCTTGCATCCACATAATTGACCAATTGCAATAACAATGCGTCCATGTCTGCTTTGGCTTCAGTTTTCATTTGTGTGCCGTTTAGGTTTGTGCCACCTTGTGGTCCAGCAATGCTTGCAAACTTCTCACGTGCTTCGCCAATGATCATTTTACAGTTGGCAACCATGTAATCGCGCATCCATTGTCCGATTTGGTAATCTGCAAGTAATTGAATTTCGGGTTTGAGCTGATATACCCAAAGCAACACATATTCGCCTGTGCCCTTGGGATCACGGATTAACTGTAGTTTTTTGGTCACAGGGTTCCAAGTGTAATTCATGTAAGCACCAAACATACGCCCTGCTAGTTCAACATACTGACTGTAGAAATCGTAAGTGGCCAGGCCGCCAGCTACGTTGAAGTTCATCAAATAAACGTTCAAACTTGCCTGTGCAAACGGGTCAAAGTTTGACGCAAATGGTCCAGTTGAATCACCAAATGTTCTACGGAACACTTGTCGCACACTGGCTACTTCTTGCGGCAGGGTATAGATGTTTTCATCTTTGATCAATTCCATAAAGATGTATGCTTCTTCGTAAGCATTTTGAGCTCGTTGGCGATACGTCCCAATGGTCTTTTGATACGCTGATTCGTAGTGGCTAGGGTCAAGCTCCAAGTCGATGATTTGATCACCTAATTGTAGCTTTACATATTCGATGAGATTTTGCTTTGCTTCTTGAAGCGTGTCTTGTGGCATTTTGGCACTCCGTTGCTATATTTAGCCAGCAACGGAGTTCTACAACGCTTCGAGTTACCAGACGCGGAGCACCACCAAGTTCTCTGTGCCACGAGCATTCCATGCTACTTCAGTGGCTTTGATGTCCTTGAAGTATTTGCGAGCCGCCGGCTTTCCAATACTTGTGATTTGCTTGAGTTGCTCAGCTGGCTTGCGAAGCGTTTTCTGCACAGTTTCTACGGTACTGAACCCAATCACAGCATTGTTTTTAACTGTGAATACTTTGGCATACTCGTCTGCAACAAGGTGGATCAGCTTGCGCTTTTTAGCGTCGTATAACCAGGCTTCGCTCTTATCCACAAGCTGTGCGGCTGGTAACGACTTGAGTTTGAGCTCAGCAAACTCAGTGCAAATCTTAAACTTGGCTGCTTTTTTCTCTGGACTCACAGGCTTGACCTTGCGAGGCTTGCGTTCCACTTTCTTGATCTGCACATATGAGCCACAATCGCTCAACACCAACTCGCAAAACTTAACGCACTGCTTGAGCTGGTTTTTGTTCATGTAGTCATAGGCTTTTGCAAGGTCTGGATCCTTGCCGGCGACAGCATCTTCAAACTCGATCAGTTTCTTTGCCCACACATCTTTGATCATATGGATCATTTGTGGAGCAATGTTCATTGAGCGCATTAAGCTCACTGGTTTGTAATCAGCATTGAGCTTGGCACCAGCAGTAACAAATTCGTCAAACAATCCGTCAAGTTCGCCTAAACATTCGCTTACTTTGTCACGCAGGCGATCTTGGATAGTGACCTTGGGGACTGACTCTTCTTCTACTGCGACTTCTTCTTTGGCCTGCTCTTTGAGCGACAGCAATTCTGTAATAAGATTGTCCAGCTTGATAAGTTCGTGCTCGTCAAGTTGCAGTCCCATGTCGCTCATACGACACAACCAACCTGTGGTTAGGCGAATTTGACTGTCAGGGATGGCGCGAATCTTTTTAGCATCCTTGACACGCTCGTGGCGGTCCAAATAAGAAGCAATAAAGTCCTTGGCTTCTTTTTTGCCGTAGAAATAGTTGTACCAATTAAACGCACGACTCAGGGCAGTAAAGCGATGTTCTGTGGGTTGCTCGCGCCAAAGAGGCTCGTCCCCAACATACTTTGTGTCTGGGCTACGGGGATTCAGGGGTTTAATACTTTTTACTACAGTAACCATTTGGGCTCCTTGCTGTGATTTATGTAATTATAACACTTGCTCATTTATCCGTCAACCTGCCCATAAATACACATTATGCCACGCCTAAGTCTATACCGCCCAAATCGAACCCGCGATTACCAATTTTTGGATCGCACAATCTCCGAAATGTACACCGTCGGGGGATTGGACATTTTTGTCCATAAGTATATGGGTCCGCAAACTGGTGGCGAGGACTCTGCGCTTTCGGGCAACGCAGATGCGACACAGCCGATTTACGATGAACTAAATCCCTTAAACATTCAAGATTTGCTGTTGTTAGAAAACCGCGACAGAATTTACGATCAAGATATCTATGTCATGCGTGGCGTGTATCGCCAACAAGACATTGACTTTGACCTAACACAATTTGGACTGTTTTTAAACAACGATACATTGTTTATTACGTTCCACTACAACGACATGATTGATACGTTTGGGCGCAAGCTCATGAACGGCGATGTATTAGAGATTCCAAATTTAAAAGACTATAATCCACTGAATTCTGCTATACCGCAGCCAATGCCAAAATATTATGTTGTGCAGGATGCAGCATTTGCCAGCGAAGGTTTTAGCCAAACTTGGCTACCACACTTGTGGCGTGTGAAGGCTACTCCGCTTACAGATTCACAAGAATTTAAAGACGTGCTTAAAAAGCCCATGGTCAATTCTACTATATGGGACAATGGAAACTTTTATCCAGCAGGCAGCATTGTTAATCAAGGTGATGTATATTATCAAGCCAAGATTAATACACCCGCTGACATTGATATCACAAACACTACCTATTGGGAACTATACGATCCATTAACTCAAAGCGATTTGATGGGTACTCGTACCAAAGACACACAAATCAACGATGCTATTCTTACACAAGCAGATGTGGATGTTCCACTCAGTGGTTACGACACAACAAAATTCTATGTTGTTCCAGAAAACACTCCGGCACCATTTATCCCAACTACGTTTAATCTTTGGGATCAGGGCACAGTTTATAACACCGGTGCCATTGTCAATGTTGGCTCAAATTATTACATAGCATTGCAAAGTGTTCCTGCTGGTGTAGCTATTACTAACGGTCAGTTCTGGGACCCATACACTGGCACTAGCGCAGGACCTGCCAATCCAAGCAGTGTCACTGCTGATCAAACAATCACAGTAGATGGCACACAAGGTGGCATGAGCACTAGCCCAGATAGCAACGGTTATACACAGGGTTACCTAACTGGCGACGGTGTTCCGCCAAATGGTTTGCCAGTTACTTCTGGTGTGGCATTCCCATTGAATCCTGTAGCAGGCGATTATGCCTTGCGACTGGATTATTTCCCAAATCGCTTGTTCCGTTACAATGGATCACGCTGGATTAAAATTGAGGACAAAGTGCGCACCAATCTCAACAACGGCAATACCAACGATACTTTACGCTCGTCATTTGTTAACAATACATACACTGTACCAACCACAGACATGGGCAATATCCCAAGTCGTCAGAGCTTGAGTGAATTGCTCAAGCCTAAAGCAGATAACGGAGACAACGGAGGAAATTATCCACCTAACCCATATCCGCTTACACAACCTGGACAGAAATCGAGTTAAACATGCAACAGTTCTTTTATGATGCCCAAATACGCAGATTCTTACTGCAATTTACTAGAATGGTATCAAACTTTCAAGTAGAGTATGGCAACGAAAACGATGGCACAAACAATGCAACATTGTTGCGTGTGCCTGTTCGATATGGTGATGCTAGCCGCAACGCACAAACAATTATTCAACAAAACTCAGCCAGCAGCTTGCCATCAACACCATTGATGACATTCTACATTCATGCATTGGATTACGATCGTCCTAGAATGCAAGAACCTTATCATGTCAGTAAAATCAGTGTGCGCCAACGCACCTACGATGAATCCACAGACAGTTACGAAACTACACAAGGCAATGCTTTTACAATTGAACGACTGATGCCTGTTCCATACAAGTTAGGACTTACACTGGACATTTGGACCAGCAACACCAACCAAAAGATGCAATTGCTAGAGCAGATGCTTACACTGTTTAACCCCAGTTTGGAAATTCAAAGCACTGACAACTACTTGGACTGGACCAGTTTGAGTGTTGTAGAACTTGATTCTGTGCAATGGACTTCAAGAACTATCCCTATGGGCACAGAAAATCCCATTGATATCGCTACGCTGAAATTCAGCCTGCCAATTTGGATCAGCTCGCCCGCCAAAGTCAAGAAACTGGGGGTTGTCGAACGTGTGGTGGCCAGCATCTATGACGCACAAGGTGATGCATCCGAAGCAATTTACAATAACGACCTGTTGTTGGGCACCAGACAAGTTATTACACCATTTAACTATGCCACTGTGTTGATTGGCAACAAAGTACAATGTTTGCAGCAAAAAAATATTGTTGATGAGCCATACAACAACAGCTTGACTCCTACAGAAATCGTACCCGACTCTAACCTATTATGGCCAGCTGTGATCAGTATCTACGGTGCGTTGCGTCCTGGTATTAGTCAGATTAAATTTGAGCAACCAGATGGAACTGATGTTGTTGGTACTGTTGCAATAGACCCCAATGACGACCGTTTCTTGTTGATTGATATCGACGCAGATACTGTGCCACAAAACACTCTCACGGCAATCGACGCTATCATAAATCCACTGACCAGTGCGCCGGGTGCTGGGTTACCAGCGGCTGCTGTGGGACAACGTTATCTATTAACTGATAATGTAGGTTCGGCTCAACCATGGATTGGCCCGTACGGTCGTCAAATTGAAGCCAGTGCCAATGACATCATTGAGTACGATGGTTCTGCATGGCGCATTGTGTTTTTAGCCACAGCACAGCCCGGCGAACAATTTGTCACCAATCTAACCACTGCGGTTCAGTACCTATGGACTGGCACAGAGTGGATCAAAAGTTATCAAGGTGTATATCCGGGTGGTACATGGAGACTCGTACTTTGAAGGCAGTAGGTGTTTGGTTCCGTAGTGCATCTACAGGACGCTATCTTTATCTACTACGCAATGACCCAAAGCATCCAGGTGCATGGGGACTTCCTGGTGGCAAAGTCGAAGAAGGCGAAACACTGTTGGGCGGAATGGAACGTGAATGCATTGAGGAACTTGGATATTTTCCTGCCTACAAAAAACTTATCCCGTTAGAAAAATTCACCGGCTCTGATGGTGTTTTTGAATACCATACATGGGTTTGTATAGTAGCATTTGAATTTGTTCCTACGCTCAACGATGAGCACATTGGATATGCCTGGATTGACTCAGGCACATTCCCCCGTCCCATGCATCCGGGGCTCTGGAGCACAGTTAATATCGAAGCTGTACAAAGCAAAATCCTGCTGGTTGAGCAGGATCTTGTTCGTTAAGCCTGGCTTTCGAAATACTGTAGCTGTATCTCACCAACTGGTGTTGTTGAAGTAACCAACGCAGTAATCTGAATTGCCAGTACCTCTGGTCCGTTTGGATATACTCCAGTGCCCGGGATAGCACTGGTACCAATTTGTTTAACTGAGCTCAAGTCTAGTTGGCCTGAGTTAGTTGTTGAAATCGGAATAGCAAACAAACGCTCACCGCCCACTAGTTCTGTTGTAATAGCAGCAATGGTTAAGTTTAGATCGTTTGCTGGCGTTGCCCCACCCAACGATGTTCCAAGAATCTTAACAGTATCACCAACCGCATATCCAGTACCTGGATTTTGAACTGTAATTTGCACTGTATTATTGTTGTAGGTTGTACCAGTAGAAGTCAATTGAACAGTAACGTTGGCGCCTGACCCTGAACTAGACACGTTGGTCAAACTCAACCCTGCATAAGTTTTAGAACTGCTGGTTACAATCTTAGTACCAGATTTTGTAAAGCCGCCACCTGATCCAAAAGTGCTAGATGTTACACCACCTGTTGTTTGGTCAGTGTAAGTTGGCGCTGTTGAGAATTCACAGAAGCTAGGCTGATATCCGCCACCAAGATTGTTTAAGCCTGTCCAACTAGTAGCCGAAGCGTCAATGTTGCTTGGATTTAAAATGCCTTCAACAAGATAACGTCCAGCAGTAATGTTAAACACCATGTTGTTAAGTGTAACTTGTGCGCGGTTGATCAAGTCACGCTCGCCTAGGTTACCAATGATTGAGTTAGATACACTAGGTGCTAGTCGCATACAGAATGCCACTTGTTTCAAACCAACTGTTGCTGGCAAACCGTAGTTGTTTCTTGAATATGTAAATTGATAGCCTTGGTCGCCGTCAAAGTTACCATCCATAATAACTGATGAGCCCCAGTGGTTAACTAGTGGCGCACAAGTGTTGCTAATCAAAATAACACCTGTATTAGTTGCGTGGCTTGTTGCTGCACTAGATGTAAAGCTACGGTTTGCACCTTCAATCCATTGTGTAAATGTAGCGGCACGTGTGCAACCAGTTAATGTGTTGCCTGCTTTGCCTGAATACTTGATGATCTCACTGTCAATCATAACAAATGCAGGATACGTTACGCTGGCGCTTGGGTATTCTGTTGCATCATTTAGTGTAATGCTTGTTTGAACATCGTCAATTGCACTTGCTAGACTATTAACTGGGCTTTCATTGATGGCTTCGTAACGTGCTGGCAAGTTACCTGAACGCAGGTATGCTTCGTTGTTTAAGTTGTTGTTAGGACGACGGTGTGCCATGATGAACTCGCCTAGCTGACCACGAATCATCCACTGTACATAACCTGCACCGTACCATGAGTATTCCACACCCAACATCTGCATCTTGCTTGGATCTAATGTGTATCCGCTTGGACCTGTACCGTCTAATGGGTCAATGTTGAAATCTGCTTGATGTACGCGAATTTCTTGGCGCAAACACATCTTAACACGGTTTTGGTTACTCACACCACGATAAGGCGGCACAACTGTCATACGGGCCTGATCTAAAATACTTGTCACTGTATGGGTCATGCCGCGTATAACAACAATATCGCCGTTGTTGAGTTGGTCTTGGAATCGGCAAATTGTATCACCAACAACCAAGTTAGATCCGACGCCAACTGACACATAACCAGCTACCTGGAATGTTGAGCTACGTTGTACCACGTTGATGTTGGTACCATCACACTCCCAGAACATACCGTTTTGATCGTCAAAGATACCTGCGCGGATTGAACTACCGTGCCAACCTTCAGCATTGACACGAGGTTGAGGTGCCAGGTCAGGTGTTGCAGAACCAAGTTCTACCTGTGCTTGAACTGTAAATGCTGTATCGCTGATAATGTCAGTTACTACATAACCAGATCTTGTGTATCCTGACGTATATACGCCCGAAATTCCAATCACAGCACCTTTTTGCAACCCGTTTTCAAGGTCTGTAGTAACAGTAATAGTACTATTAACTGCGGTGCCGTTGGCACTGAGAGTAGTAATATCAAATGTAGGTCTTAACATTGTACCAGACGTGAACAAAATGCCCTTACCAGATTGATAACGGAAGTACTTTTTAGTTTGACGAATAGCACTGGCACCGTGTGTTGGAACACCTGGGCCCAAGATAACACCACCGTCAAATGGTCTTGGCAAGAATGTTGCGTTGGAACGAACGTTGATCACACCTGTGATAGAGCCAGATACTGCTGCACCTGCTTTTGCTTGATATGTAAATGTAGTTGTGCTTGGCACACTGAGGATTAAGAAACTACCCAAACCGTAGGCGTAGTTTGTGCCTGTGCGCAAGTTACATAAGATAGGAGTACCTGGTACCAAACCGTGAGCATAAGTTGTAGTAACAGTGATTGTACTTGGGTTACCGCCATCGCTGGTGATACTTGTAATATCAAGATCTGCGCCATCGAATGGATATGCTTCACGTACCACTGTATCAGTTTGGTTCAGCGTATAACCCAACGCTAGAGCAACGTCTCTGTGCGGATAGTAACTGAAGTTATTGGTGTTATAACCCAGCGCACTGACAATGTTTAGACCTTCAGCATTACTGCTGTATGTGTTGAGCACTGTACAGTATTCGCCTTCGCCGCTTGAGATACCATGATCTGGTGCATTGACGCCAACCAACGGAACGCTGGAATTTGTGCTGGCATTGTACATACCAGTCATGCGAACCATTAAAGATCCAGCACCAGCTGCGGTCAATGCTGTTGTTCCATATGCACTACGGCTAATAGTTTGTGTGCCATTAACTGCTGTACTAACAGAAGTATGTTCAACCAATTCAACGTTGCCCGACAATCGTTGAACAATACTGCCAACTGGCAAACTGTTTGCACTGGGAATGTTATACCAACCACGTTGCAATTGCAGTGTAGTTGAATCTGTAACTTCATATACTTTGGCAATTTCAGGTTCTCCAAGAACATAAACGTTTTGACCTGAGTTAATATTAGAGCCTGCACCATTGGTATTGTTAGTACGTCGAGTAACTGTGAGTGTATTTGCAGATACGTTAGTCACTGCCATAACTTCATAAACGTTGGCTGTGGCAGTTTGAATTGTGATATAATTGCCATCAACAATACCTGCTGCGTTGGCCACAACAACTGATGTAGTTCCTGTGCTTGAAATGGTTGTTGCTAGAGTAGTTGCTGCGCTGGCCGGAATTGGCAATAATAATACGTTGTCGTTCGCTGAAATACCTGTGGTGCTTGCGACACTAAATGTGCGTTCTTGTGGGCTTGGAACTGCTGTGCTAACATAAGTGGTCACTAGCGGTGTTGTATTACCTTGTGTTTGACTAATAAGCAGTGCAAAATCGTTGGCCGCCCATTCAGGAGTACCTGGGTTGCTGAGTTTTACAGATGTGTCGATGTTAGACGAAATTGTATCGTCTCCGGCAAGGAATGAAACATAACCGTTAGTTGCTAGATAAATGTCAGCACCTGTGTATTCAAAGAATCCTGGAATATTGTTGTTGGTACTGAAGTTCTGCCACTTGGTGTTTTGCAAACCGTATTCAAAGTCAGCGTCAATCAACGCTTCTGGGTTGGCAACACGGCTACGCCCAATGGCATCCATGCCAAATGCCCAGGGTTGGGTGGCAATGTATTCGCCTTCAATGTAGATGGCCAGTTTGTCGCTGGCACTCATTGTGCTGGTATCGAGATCTAGTGTCAGTGTTGTTACACCTGAATAAGCAGCAGGAAAGTCAGTGGTTGTACCTGCTGCCCAACTTACAGAACCGCCTTGCGTTGGTGCGCCAAAATTATAAATCGATTGGTTGGTTGTAGTGTTGTAGATAGCTAAGAAATCTTCGAGATTCACGCGACCTTGTACCTTGACCGTTCCTAGACCTGCGGTACCAGGTGTAAAAACGTATTCGTAAATTCTTTCTCTTGCCATCTTTTAAACTCCAAATATGATTTGATTAGCTGTCAATGTTGCTTGTGTATCAACACTGAATTTGTTGTAACTTATTGTTCCTGTTGCAATTTTGCTGTCAATAACAGTGGCATCGCTGGGTGTGCCAGTATATAGCGTGTCGCCGAACAGCAAGCCGAAAAAGGGTGTTAATGCCAACGGAGGTGTTGCAAAACTTATTTGCGATCCTGAAATACTAAAATCAACTCCGGGATTCAATATAACATTGTCCAAACTTACCATCATTGCATACGCAGTAGGCGGCGTAAATGCCACACCATCTACAGTGATATTAAATGTTTGATTGACTCCGTTGAAGGACAGGCTGTCCATCTTTCTATATTGTCCAATTTGTGGTGTATTACCTAAATAAGCCATTTTTTATCCTTATAGTCTGCCGACTACAACTTCGATAACACCTGCTTCGCCATCGAAGTTTTCAAGTGCCTTGCCAATTACTGTGCCAACAGCAGGTGTAGCACATGCTTGTGCTTGACCATTACCAGCTGATATCATCATGTCGCCTTTTTGTACTTTACCAACTACACTGGTTGGGACTCGTCCAGTTAATGCAACTGCTGCAATATGCACAGCGTTGATGTTTGAATTCATGATGTGAGCAGGGTTAGTGGTTACCACACCCGCAATTCTTGGGCTAGCGGAGTTAGAAATTGTGACTTCAAATTCGCCGCCAAAATCTAACACCGTACCTGGTAGATATTCTGCGTCAGCAGCATAATTTTCTGCCAAGTCAGCGTACTGTGCTGATGTTGCTTTCGCAAATACTGTGTTAAAGTATCCAGTGGAACTGCCAATATTACCTACACCGTTGGCGCCGCCATTGACCACGTTATTAAGTGTAACGGTTCCAGTTCCCACCGACAAGTTACCAGCAGTGATATTGCCGGTTACAGAAGGACTTGACGCCAGGGCTAATGTAACTACCCCGTTGCCCTGTGTAACTGTGATTTGATTAGCTGTGCCAGCAGTGTCTGGACTGATTGTGGTCCATACGTTGGCACTTAATGCAGTGCCCATCCACATACCAAGCGCACTGACTGAAATTGCAGCATTGGCCACAGCTTGATCAATTGATCCGCCCAGTGGTGGATATATCAACAACGCATTGGTAGCAGAATCATTGGCCACAAATAAAGTTTGTCCTGGCAAGCCTGCTGGCAATATAGCGCCGGTGCCCGATGCCACTGTGGTAAATTGGTTGTTGGTTGCTGTAATTACATACGCAGTACCTTGAGTTGACCCAGTTGCTGTCAAACCTTGAGCATAACTCTGTGCAACAAATGAATTAGCTGCACTTTGAACAATGTTACCAACTACGCTTAATTGTCCAGTATTGATTGTGTTTCCAGTTACTGAAATATTACCACCAGTGATGTTGCCTGTGGTGGTGATGGCAGTAACCATGCTCAAACCAGAGATAACGTTGCCACTGAGGCTTAGACCTGCTGCGTTCAAATTACCACCAACAACGTTACCGCTTGCGCTGAGTGTTGTACCAGATAGTGTTGTGCCCGATACCAGTGTTGTAGCAATCAAGTTACCAGTGAGTACGTTGGCAATGCCGTTGGTAACGTTGCCTGTTGAACTTACTAAACCAGCAGTGTTGATGTTACCACCAGTTATGTTGCCTGTTGCACTAACCAATCCACCTGCTGAAATAGCACCGTTGGTAATCAAGTTGCCGCCTGTGACGTTGCCAGAAGCAGACACAGAAACTGCACTGAATGCTGCCAGTGTAATGATATTACCACCTGTAACGTTACCAGTTACACTAACTGTTGTGCCATTGAATGTTGTAGCTGAAACAACGTTGGCGCCGGTGATGTTACCACCGGAACCAGCGGTACTAATATTACCACCAGTGATGTTACCTGCTACACTAAGAGCTGTACTGCTGGTGTTGGCAATTGCTACAGTTGCAGCCGCACCAACTGCAACAGCACCAGTACCAAGTGCTGGACCAATGTTGATGTTAGTTGTAGAACCTGCTGCGCCGTTTTCGCCAATGCTGAGGGTTTTGGTGTTGCCTGATGATGTGACACCGTTGCCAATGTAGATTGGTTGTGTGGCGGTTGAGCGGCCAACAGTGATAAAACCTGTTTGTGCTGTGCCACCTATAGTAGTTGCACCTGAAGTTTGAGCACCACCAATGTTGATGCCTGACGTAGTTGTAGAAAGTATAGCTTGACCAGTTACACTTAAAGTAACACCTTGCATCAATGTTGTTGATACAATATTACCGCCAGCAATGTTACCAGTGGTTGTGATGTTTGATGTGGTGTTGATAGCACTGATTATGTTGCCACTTAGGCTTAGAATGCCAGTATTAACGTTGCCGCCGGTGATGTTACCAACTGCACTTACTGCCGCACCGCCTAAAATGTCACCAACTGTGGTTACAATGCCTTGGCTGATAATGTTGCCACCATCAATGTTAGCAGTTGCAGTGGCAGTAGTTCCGATAAAGTTAGTACCGTAAATATCACCAGTAGCCGAAATCAATCCAGCAGTTTTGATGTTGCCGCCTTGAATATTACCGCCAACACTGGCTTGTCCAGCGGTGCGCAAGTTTCCGCCATCAATATTACCAGTGGCTACAATTAATCCTGGAGTAGAAATGTTACCACCTGCTACGTTACCTGCTGCTGATACCACACCGGTGGCACTTACTGCACCACCTGTGATAATATTACCACCTGTGATATTACCAGTAGCACTTACAATAGTTGATGCAACAAGTCCGCCAGTTAGAGCGATACCGCTTGACCAAATATTAGCAATAGTTGAGCCATTTACATTAGCAACAATGTTGCCGTTGGCCGACGGAATAATAACTTTACTGGTACTATTTTGAATTTGTGTAGTGTCTGTTGAAATGCCTGTTAAGCCAGAACCATTACCAACAAAGTAAGCAGCATTAACGTTGCCAGTTGCACTCAAATTAGCCAATACTAAATCTTGATATTGGAAACTTGCATTGGCTGTATCAACTGTTGTGCCCGGTTTTGGCAATAAGTTACCAAACAACTTGTATTTGTTGTCTGTAATGTCACGGAAGTAACCAGAGTACCGTGTGTTCGAGCCATCGTAGTACTGAGTAACAACACCTGAATCGTAGGTGTCGCCTGGGTTAGCATTGGCTAAGAAGATAAAAGGATCATTAACTTCAAGACTATCTGTACCAGTAGTAGTAAAAATACCATTAACTGTAAAGTCTCCAACGCAGGTAATGTCGCCACCAACGTTTAAGTTACCAACGATGCCTGCGCCACCGCCAACTTGCATGGCACCAGTGTAGAGAGAAGTACTTTCTGTGTTGTTGGTCGTAGCAATAATCCCAGTAACATTGACGTTACCAGATGCGCCAACACCACCAGCAACAACAATTGCGCCAGTTGTTGCACTAACTGATGTAGCGTTGCCATTAAAAATTGCACGATCTGAGCCTTGTACAGTAATACTCATCGACGATGAGTTGGCCCAATAGATACCTGTGTTATCCCCAGCTAGAGAATAAACGCTGGGATTGCCTTCCGTACCAGAGTTAAAAACGCTGGCAGTTAAGTCCAGTGAGTTAAGTGCGCCGGCACGATATGTAACTGTGATGTTGTTAGACCCAGTGGTTGGAGCACTTGTGAATAACAAAGTTGTGTTACCAGCGGTATAATCCGTGAATGGACGCTGTAAAGTAGAGCCGATCATAACGTCAAGATCTGACGCTGATGAAACTGATCGATTCAACGTAAATTGAGTAGCAGCACTGTTACCGCTAAAAGTTTCAGTGCTGGTATTCAACAACGGTGATTGTGGATTAATACCGATATAAGCCATTATGTGATTTCCATGATACTCAAAATTGCATCAATGCTGCTGGCAGCACTGCTTTGAACATAAATCTTGTCGCCTGTGATCAAAACAATCTTTTGATCTCCGCCAATTGGTACCAATGATGCACCACTGGAAATAGGTGCGTTTGTAACTACGTAAGTATTGGCTGCGCTTTGGTCATTGATATAAACGTTGGCAGTAATAGCACCGCCCGATGTGTTTGTAACTGTTAGACCAACAACCACTGTAGTAGTGCTAGAGCCAACAGTGTATGATCCTACTTGAGTTGCAGTAGTTCCAATTCCTCTGCTGAGTTTTCGTGTAAATGTATTTGCCATTTTTTATCCTAATGCTATTGCCAATGCTGTTGCATCATCAACTGTTGCTACCGCTTTTCCAGTAATACTTATGCCTGTTGTAGCACTGATATTATTGGCACTGATGTTGCCTGTTGTAGAGAACAAACCTGTTGTAGTGACATTGCCACCAACTACGTTGCCAGTTGCTGTTAGACTTGCGCCATAGATTGCACCTGTTGCACTTACTGCGCCGCCGGTTGTTAGGTTGCCGCCTGCAACATTACCAGTTACACTGAACTGTCCGGTTGAGTTGTATAATCTAGCTTTGATATTGCCTGCTAAGAAGCCACCAGTTGCAAACACAATGTCTTTGTCAGTGCCAAGGTCGCCTGTGGCAATAACCAAATTACCACCAAAACTTGCATTACCTTGAGCGAACAAGTATCCGTCATTTGCTCCAGTTACTGTGTATGCTAAATCATTGAATGTATTACCAGTAAAGCCCATGTCCATCCATGAGCTAGATTCAGTGCCGTTGTTTGCGTATGCTGTAAAGTCAGCGGAACCAAATCCCGAAGCGTTTTGAATACCGATTTGAGTGTATGTTAAACTAGAATCTCTACCAATAATAACTGGCGATGTCGTAAATCCAGCTGTAGCTGCGCCTGAACCAATATACAAATCTGTTGCGCCAAAAATGTTACCAGCAACAGACAATATACCAGCTGTGGTAATATTACCACCAGTGATGTTGCCTGTGGCAGTGATCAAGCCGCCTGTATTAACATTACCACCAACAACATTGCCGGCTGCCGATACTGTACCAGTTGCACTTACTGCACCGCCTGTGACAATATTACCACCAACAACGTTACCAGTTGCTGTGACCAATCCTGGGGCATTGATATTTCCGCCAGTTACATTGCCTGTTGCAGAAATTGCTCCAGTGGTGTTAATTGCACCGCCAGACAAGTTCAATGCACTCACAACGTTGCCACTTAGGCTCAATCCAGCGGCATTTAAGTTACCACCTGTGATATTGCCAACTGCGCTAATTGCTGCTCCTGACAACACATTACCGCCGGAGATATTACCTGTGCCCGTTAAGATGTTACCTGCTGCACTGATACGTCCAGAGATATCTAAATCACCACCTTGGTCAGTGGCAATCTTACCGCTGACTGTGAGTGCATTGGCAACATAGTCATATACCATTCCAGAATCAGCGCCAAGCTGACCGTTCAAGTTAAACATAACTTGACTGTTTGCACCTGGAGTGGTGATATTACCTGACAAGTTACCAAAGAAGGTCGTTGCAAATACGTTGCCTGCTGAAGTAATGTTGCCAGTTGAACTGATCTGAGCTGAAGTTAAAATGTTACCGCCAGCACTTACAACACCTGCAGTGCGAATATTTCCGCCGGTTACATTACCAGCTGCTGATACAGTAGTTCCAGCATTGATAGATCCTGTGGCACTGATTAACCCACCTGTGTTGATGTTGCCACCATTGACATTGCCTACACCGCTGATTGTGCCGGAAGCAAACAGTGTAGATGCAGAAACAGCATTTGATGTTAAGATGTTGCCGCCACTGATGTTACCCAAAGCAGTTATGTTACCGGCTGCTGAAACAACGCCACTGGCATTTAAACTTGCACCGGTAATGTTGCTAGTTGAGTTTATCTCGCTTAATACATTGCCGCTTAGGCTCAGTCCTGCTGCATTTAAGTTACCGCCAACAATGTTGCCAACTGAACTAACTTGTCCAGCAGTGTTAATGTTACCACCTTGTACATTGCCAGTTGCGCTGAGTGTTGTGGCTGCTACCAATGTTGTATTAACATTGCCGCCTGTGATGTTGCCTGTGGCGCTGACTTGCCCAACGGTGGTTAAATTGCCACCAGCAATGTTACCAACGGCGCTAACCAAAGCTGCACTGTTGATGTTGCCGCCGCCAACGTTGCCAATGGCAGTTACTACACCAGCAGTGTTAATATTGCCACCAGTGATATTGCCACCAGCAGATGCTTGACCAGCAGTGGTTAAATTGCCACCAGTTATGTTACCAGTTGCCAATACAACACCAGCAGTATTAACGTTGCCACCAACAACGTTGGCAGTTGCACTGAGCGTAGTGGCTGTTACCAATGTTGTATTGACATTGCCACCGTTAATGTTGCCTGTAGCACTTACTAGGCCGGCAGTATTGACATTGCCGCCAGTGATGTTGCCTGCGGCAGAAATTGCACCTGTTGCACTTACTGCGCCACCTGTGATTAAGTTACCGCCTGTGATATTACCAGCTGCGCTGACCAAACCGTCAGTGTTGAAATTAGCGCCTCTAACGTTGCCTGTAACGCTGACCACTGCACCTTCGAGCGTACCAACAACAAATGTTCCGTAGCTATTGACAGTGACTTGTTCGTTGGCAATACTTACGTCTGTGGCTGCAAACAACTTACCAGTTGAATCTTTTAAACCAATAAATGCTTGTTTTTCTGCGCCGTTGTAATACCAAAGATCTGTACCGCGGTCTTTGCCATCGTCGCTGATCAATGGAGCGTCATTTGGACCGCGTCCTAGACCAATGATTGGATCTTCAACACTGAGAGTAGATACATTAACATAAGCAATATTACCATTTACAATCAAATCACCGCCGATAACTGCATTACCGGTTGTGTTCAACGTAGCAGCACTTACATCACCTGCTGTGTTGATATTTCCGCCTATGATATTACCTGTGGCAGTGATCACACCGCCTGTTCTAATATTGCCACCAACCACGTTACCTGTTGCGGTTACTGTTGTAGTTAGAACATTATTAACATAGGCATTGCCAAAATAAGTTGTAGCATTACCTATTGTACCAGTACCGTTTGAACCATAGTTAGTGATCGCTTCGGTTTGGTTGCCATATACACCAACACGGTATGCACCGGCTAAGCCGTTTTCACTGTTGTAGTTCAGTGCCATGTTTCTTGAACCGTTTGGTCCAAGAATATAACCAGCACCACCAATTTGAACGCCATTGGTTGCACTTAATGCCGTGTCTGGCACAAGGGCGATAGTACCATCGTTGGTGATTCTAGAGTTTGCACCAGTACCAGACCAGCCAAACAATCCAGCAGTAATTACATTGCCACCAGTGACGTTGCCAGTGGCTGTGACCAATCCTGCTGTGCGTAAATTACCGGTGTCAATGTTTCCAATTACACTTAAACTTGCAAGTGTGCCAATGCCTGTGGCAACTACACCTGTGAGCAATGCACCATTACCAATATAATAGTTTGCTGAGATATTGCCGGTGGTTGTTACATTTCCAGCCAACGAATCTAAATTACCTGAGTATGTTGGCAAATATGCTGCAACATTTGAGTTGCCGTAAGTTGCTGCCAGGCCTGTCAGGAATGCACCGTTACCTAAAATGTAAGTACCGCTAATGTTAGCTGCCGATGTAATGTTGCCAGTTGCAGTGATTAATCCAGCGGTCGAAACATTGCCACCAATCACATTGCCAGTTGCACTTACAACGGTACCATTGATGTTTGCACCAGTTACGTTAGCACTTGCACTGAGTGTAGTTGCAGAAATTACATTGGCACCTGTAATATTACCTGATGCTCCAGCAGTTACAATGCTGCCGCCAACGTTGATATTACCAGTTGCGCTAACAATAGCTGTATTGACGTTGCCGCCGTTGATGTTGCCAGTTGCACTGATCAAACCAGGGGTCAAAATGTTACCGCCAGCAATGTTTGAAGTTACACTCAAGTTGCTAACGACGTTACCGCTGAGACTTAGACCAGCTGCGTTTAAGTTACCGCCAATTATGTTGCCAGTTGCGCTTACTACACCACCTGTGTTCAAGTTGGCGCCGCGCATGTTGCCCAAGAAGTTTGCACTACCAGTGCTTAAACTTGTCATTATGTTGGCAACAATAAAGTTACCATACACAGTGGTATTAGAAGTACCAAACTGACTACCAAAGTTAATGGCTGTAGTTGCTGTGCTCAGTGTTTGGCCAGTACCAATGTTAAGAGTCTTTGACTGTGCGTTGGCCGGGGCCTGAGTGTAGATATTGTAAGTTGATGTTGTTAGCGTGGTAGATTGTAAGCCGCCACCGTTGGTGTTGGTGAAAATGTTACCACCAGTTATCAAATTACCAGCTTGGACGTTACCGGTTGCAGATACGTTTCCAGTGGCCGATACTGCTCCACCTGTTAATAAGTTGCCACCTGTAATATTAGCAGTAGTCGTAACGTTACCAGTACCACTGATTGTGTTTGCACCCAACGCAGCCAGCAATGTTGTTACGTTAGAATCACCATAGCTAGATCCAGCTGCAATACCAGTTAAAAACGCACCATTACCTAAAATAAATTGACCACTGATGTTGGCTGTGGTAATGATATTAGCAGAGTTTGTTCCGCTTGCTAGGTATGTAGCAACGTTTGTGTTTGAATAGCTTGCTGGCAAGCCTGTGAGTTGGCTACCGTTACCAATAAAGAATCCACCAGCAATGTTGGCTGTGGTTGTAATATTGGCTGCTGAGACCAGTGCGCTGACTACGTTGCCACTTAGGCTCAAGCCTGTGGCATTTAAGTTTCCACCTGTGATGTTGCCAGTAGCACTGACAGCACTAGAAGCAGTAACAATGCCAGTTCCGTTTGGGGCTAATGCAATATTGCCATTGCTGCCAGTGATAATTGTCAATGCGCCGGTATCAACAATGTTACCGGCAATATTCAAATTGCCACCTGTAATGTTGCCAGATGCTGAGACTTGCCCGCCTGTGACAAGGTTGCCGCCTGCTACGTTTGCAGTCACAGTCAATGATCCTAGCGTACCAACACTGGTAATATTTGTTTGAGCTGCGGTAGTCAAAGTACCAGCAATGCTAGTACCACTTAGATTGCCGCCTGTAATGTTGCCTGTTGCCGAAATTGAGCCAGCGGTATTAATGTTTCCACCAGTAATGTTGCCAGCGGCTGTGATCAGTCCGCCAGTATTAACGTTTCCGCTAGTGACGTTGCCGCTGGCTGATACGCTAGCGCCTTGTACAAGAGCAGTAGAAATTATGTTGCCGCCATTGACATTGGCAGTGGCACTTACATTACCCGCAACACCCAAATTGCCACCAGTGATATTACCAGCAGCACTGACTTGTCCAACGGTTGTTACATTTCCAGCAACAACGTTGCCTTGTGCAGATACCACACCCAACACAGTCATTGTGTTAGAGTCAGAAGCGTATGTAAATCCTGCTACAGCACCAGCATTGCCATTTGCATTGTAAAGTACTTGTGTGTTTGAGCCAGGAACTGTTAAGTTGCCTGTGATGTTGCCAGCAAAGTTACCAACAAAGTAACCGTCAGTGATAATGTTACCAGATGCGCTGACCACACCAGGTGTGCGTAAATTGCCACCATCGACGTTGGCAGTAGCACTGAGTGTGCTTGCACCAAATATACCAGACAGCGATAAATTACCACCGCTGATGTTAGCTGTAGTTACAATATTACCTGTGGCTGAAACTATACCTACAGTATTGATATTGCCACCATAGACGTTGCCTGTTGCGCTGACCAAACCGGCAGTGTTGATATTTCCACCGCGAACGTTTGCCGCTGCCGACACAATACCCACTGTGGTAATATTACCACCAGTAACGTTGGCTGTTGTAATGACATTGGCAGAGTTTGTGCCGCTGGCCAAATATGCAGAAACTTCAGCATTGGAATAGCTTGCAGGTAAGCCAGTAAGTTGGCTACCGTTACCGATAAAATACGTACCGCTGATATTTCCAGTTGTTACAATGTTAGCAGCGTCTGTGCCACTAGCAAGGAATGTAGCAACGTCTGAATTGGCATAGCCAGCAGGTAAGCCAGTAAGCTGACTACCATTACCTAAAATATATTGACCGCTGATATTAGCAGTTGTGATAATATTACTGGTATCTGTCCCACTGGCTAGATACGCCGCAACATTTGAGTTACCATATGTTGCAGGAATACCTGTGGCAAAAGCAACGTTACCGAGAATGTAAGTACCGCTGACGTTACCAGTTGTAACAACGTTGGCAGAATTTGTTCCGCTGGCAAGATATGTAGCCACGTTTGAATTACCGTAGCTTGATACAATACCAGTCAGTTGGCTACCATTACCAACAAAGAAGTTAGCTGTAACATAGTTTGCGCCACTGATGTTACCGCTTGAACCTGTTGTAGTGATATTACCAGCATTGATGAATCCAGTGGCATTAACGTTGTTAGCATTGACATTAGCGGTTGTGATAATGTTTGCTGAGTTGGTACCACTGGCAAGGTATGAAGAAACGTCTGCGTTTGAATAACCTGCTGGTAAGCCAGTGAGTTGAGAGCCGTTACCAATAAAATAGTTTGATGTTACATTACCAGCAACACTCAAACCAACTGTTGAGAATTCAAATACATTTGGTATGCCGCCGATATTACCAACAACGTTACCGTTGGCCAGAGGAATGTTAAATTCTGTTGAACCATTTTGTAGTTTGCTTGCTGAGCCAACGTTAGATGTTGCAGTAACACCATACAAGCCTGCACCGTTACCAGTTAGAACACCATCAACAATTAAAACGTTGCCAACTGCGGTCAATGAACCAATGTTGCCTGAATATGTTGGCAGGTATGCCTGTACATTGGCGTTGGAATATGTTGCAGGTAAGCCAGTAAGCTGACTACCATTACCAAAGATATAACTACCGGTTACATTACCAGTGACGCTGACGTTTGCGCCGCGCAATGCGCCGGTATATGTTGGCAAATAGGCCTGAACATTTGAGTTGCCATATGGTGTTATTGTTCCAGAACCTTCAAGGACTACAGTTCCGCCACCAGGTGTAGTAAAACTAAAAGCAGTTGAGTTAGCAGAAATAGCAGCATTGTTTAGATAAACAGTGCTGTTTGAAAGATATACGTCCTTCCAGGCGGCAGTAGGACTACCTAAATTGTATGTTACGTTAGAGGCTGGAAGAATGTTGCCTTTGAATGTGGAATCATAGCGCCCAAAAACCACTGTGTTGCTTGTGGTTTGGATTCCAATTGTGACATTACCACCGCTGGAAACTACAGTAACGTTTGATGTGCCGTTTGCAATATAAGGACCAGACGCAGCAACAACACCTGTAAGGCCGGCACCGTTACCAACAAAGTAACCAGCATTGATTGTGTTGAATCTTAGAGTAGGACTACCAACGTCATAAACGTTGTCAATACTGGGAAGAATGGTGCTGTTAGACTGTAATACACCAATGCCATTTGGCATCAGTACCAAATTTCCATTGGTGTTGGTTACGCTGATTGTGTTGTTGGCAATTGCAATATTGCTATCAACTGGGCCAGCCGCATAAATTTCCGTAAAATTGTCATTTACGGCATTAAAAGCATCACGTAACGGTTCTCCGGTGCCATCGTTCGCTGCCGCACCAATATCAATAATTTGTTGTGCCATGGATAATCAAGGTCCTCTAGTGTATTTACCAAAGGACGCTGATTGGGGATTAACCGATTCTTGTGTAAGTTAAGTAAGCGCCAGATTGAATGTTGATGTTGGCAACGCTGGTTTGCGCCATGATAGCAACGTTTGCAGCTGAAGCACTGTAAAATGTACCTGTAATTCTTGCAGCGTGTGGGGTTACGCCAGACATACTTGCTGTTGCTGGTGCCGTAGCACTTACGTTTGATGTTGATGTGTTAAACGTAGAAGTTTGTGTAGTTTGGAATTCAACAGTGTAGTAGCAAGTTCCAGATTGGAAATAAGTGCTGAACCCGGTGGTTGTCGTACCGTCGGGAATAATAGGCAAATACGCTTCATATTTGTAGCTGGCGCCTGCTAGTGTTGGGAATGTTAGAACTCCAACGTTTGCAATACTTGCGCTGCTGAATGCCACAGTGGTTGGTTGCCAAACAATGTTTTCTACACCAATACCTGTGCCAAAACTGTTGCCTGAAATGTTTGCACCGCTGACAACAACGTTGCCACCAATCACATTGCCTGACGCACTCAACGTTGTTCCTAAAATTACATTGCCACCAATGATGTTGCCGGTGATAGAAGCAATGCCTAAGCTATTAACGTTGCCGCCTGTGATATTACCTGTTGCACTAACGCCGCCTGCGCCTGCAGAAACAGCGCCCAAACTAATAACATTGCCACCTGTGATATTACCAGTTGCAGACGCAATGCCCCCAGTTAAGACGTTTCCACCAATAACATTACCCGTAGCAGAAACGTTAGCAGCAGCTGATACTGCACCTAAACTAACAACGTTGCCACCTGTTACGTTACCACTGATATAAGTTGTTCCTGTGACAGCAAATGTATGTAATGGTGCAGAGTTAGCAACGCCAACGTTACCCGTTGATAATACCACAAATTTCTGTGTTGCTGCTGCGCCATCTGTTGATGTTAGAATTTCAACGTTAGCATTGCCTGCAACTCCTGATGCAATTGATCTAATTGCCGAAGTTACTCGAGCGCCCGGGGATAAATCGCTGGTGTACCATTCAACTGCGCCCAACACAGTACCGTCAGAAACAGTGGTATCAGTGTCTGTGAAACGAATTGTAGGCTGACTTACACTGGCGTCCCTTGTAATAACAATGTTGCCGCTGGTGTTTATGTTTCCGCCTGTAACGTTACCTGTGGCTGTAACCAAGCCAGCAGTATTAACATTGCCACCAATTATGTTACCAGTTACTGATTCTAGACCGTTTACATAATGCCCAGTTGTAGCGTAAGTGCCTACGCTGGTTCCGCCTACACCAATTGTAACGTTGCTACCTGCGCTTGCAATTTCAACGTTAGAAGTTCCGTTGAATAATTTATCGCCCGAAATGTTGCCTAGCAATGTGGCATTACCAGAAACGCTGAGGTCTCCGGTGATAACAGTTGTGGTACTTTCAATTTGTACAATATCTGTGACGTCTAATGTTTTGATAATATAGTCGCCAGCAACACGCTTATAGGTGGTCATTTACAGGTCCTTTTTGTTATTTATACGGTCTATAAAGTCTTGCATGGGCATGTGGGCAAGATTTTTCACCCCGTTGAGTTCAGCAATGTCTGCTGTTGTGCTGCCTTTGATGCGAAAAAAACTAACATTAGGGAAGTCTTTTGCAACAGTCATTAATTGTCTAACCCAATTCCCGGTGTAAGTTGGGTTGGCTGAGCTTTTTTTGTAAAATTCTGTGTCTGCATATACATTATTGAACTTGCCAAACTGGGAAGGACCCATATCAAAACCCAGAAGATAAATTGCAATGTGCTTGTCCAAAGCAGCTTGACCCACAGCAATTGGTCCTGAACTAAACCCATAATATTGTTGTGGCACAGGAAATGCTCCTTGCCCAGGTACAGGACGGCGAGTGTAAAACTTATGTTTTAAGCTGTATCCTTCTTCTTGTATCCTTGCACTGATTGGCTTGTCTGTGCTGATTAGCACATCTGGAACAAACTCTCTATACAGTGCATTACACCCGTAGATAGGTCCCAGAGTTTTTAAATGATTTAAATCTATTTCCAAACGGCTGGTGCCGTTGCCTAATACAAATGCTCTGCTCATAAAAAATCCTCCTAGTAATTAGCTAGGAGGATCCACTGGTTAAATCAAATTAACTTGTTACATTAGAAACTTGTGCCAACTGGATTGTTGGGTTTGTAGTGGCTGTAGAGCCAGACAATTCACCACCAGAAACAACGACGTTACCTTCGTCGGTGAAGAAGTTAGTAACATAATAGTTCTCGCCTGAATATACGTTAACACCAAGGTTACTATCAGCGTAGGTAGCATAAGTCATGCCAGACCAATCACGGATCCACTTGTTGCTGATGTAGCTAGCATACACAGCAGAGCTGTCGCCTACAGAGTAAGCAATGCTCATGTAACCTGCTGTTGGGCTAGCAGTGTTTGCCAATACGCATTGACCAATTGGATATGCTGTGCCGTTGCCTGAGCCAGCAGATGTGGCTGTGAATTCGTCACCTGCGGCAGCGTTACCATCACCGTGGCCAACTGCATTCCAGTCAGTTGTTGTACCTACGCTAAGAATCTTATATGCTTGACCAACAATAAAACTACCAGCAGTTGTGGCGCTTCCTGTGTAAGCCACCAAGAACTTGTGCGAACCTTTTTGACGGATAATACGTCCTGTGCCAGCTGTTGTGCTTGTGCCATCTGCCAAGTTAAGATTAACAGTTGCAAGAATTTCTGGATATGTAGTACTTGCTGTACTATCAGTATCGCTACCACCAACAACGCCCAAGAATTGAGTGCTGTCAAGAGTTTGCACTGGTGTGTTATAAACTGGATTTGTTAAACTACCGAAGTTAGGATAACCGGCGTCAGTTAGTACGTTTTGGTTATATGTAGTAACTGTTCCGGATACAGTGGTACCTGAACCGGTGTTTGTTTTTTGAATTTTTAGAGCTCTTCCCATTTGATTTCTCCTTATAGAAGCCCGATGCGGGTTCTAGCCGCTACGCAGTGGTGAGCTGCATAAAACGCATTATTGCGTTGATAGTTTTGAACTAGTATTTATGGAAAATGTAAAATGCAGCTGAACAGCAAAGTAAATATCCCATGACTCCCAATGAACTAATCGAACAAGGCAACCAACTACGTGCAGAAAATCAACCTGAACGTGCATTACAATGCTATGCCCTTGCATTTGTAAATGATCCCGATTCTGCTGCGGCATTCAACAATTATGGTAATGTAATGCGCGAATGTGGGTTCCCAGAACGTGCTGTTCCGTTTTTACAACATGCAGCTAATTTAGACCCCGCCAATATCACAGCAAAGTTTAATCTTGCAGTGACATACTTGCTCATGGGCAACTATAGTCAAGGGTGGCCGGCATATGAAACACGCTGGGACTATGAGCATCTAGCTGGCACAGAACCCAAATACGCACAGCCACGCTGGCGCGGAGAAGATCTCAAGGACAAAACCATCCTAGTGGTAGGCGAACAAGGACACGGGGATTGTATTCAGTTTTCTCGTTTCTTGTTTAATCTACACGTTGCTGGCGCCAAGATTAAATTGCAAGTCACAGACGGATTGATCCCTATGTTTGCTAATAGTTCAATAATTGAACAAGTCAGTGGTTATTCCACAGACATGGGCGAGTTTGATTATTGGGTTCCGATCATGAGTATTCCTGGAATTTTAGGAGTTACTCTTGAAAATTTGCCTAGGCCACAAAGTTATCTAACTGCGCAATCAGAATTAGTTAAACAATGGCTAGAACGATTAGGACCAAAGACTCGCATGCGAGTAGGATTTAGTTGGTCAGGGCGGCGTGATAGCTGGCTCAATCAGCACAAGGGCATGCCTTTCGAAACAATGCTAAAGTTAATCAAAGATAATCCTCAATACGAATGGATCAACTTACAAGTGGATTGTACCCTGGAAGAAGATGAAGAATTAGCTGCTGCTGGTGTTACAACATATCCCGGCAGCATTTCTAGCTTTTCCGATACTGCTGCATTGATGATGCATCTTGATGTAGTAATATCTGTAGATACTGCTATTGCACATTTAGCAGGTGCGCTGGGTCGCCCAACTTGGATCATGCTCAATCAGTTTGCTGTGGATTGGCGTTGGTTGTTGAATCGTGACGACAGTCCTTGGTACAGCCAAGCACGACTGTTTAGACAGCCTGTGCGAGGAGATTGGGAAAGTGTTACCAAGAAAATTGCCCAATTCCTTTCATGGTTTAAGGTTTAACATATATAATAGAAACATGCGCTAGAGGCTAATTGGTATAGCAAGAGCTTCTAAAACTCGAGATAGCAGGTTCGATCCCTGTCTAGCGCACCAAACATTATGCTTGCACTTGAATACATCGTTATCGGTGCTTTATCGGCACTAGGCTGGTGGGGCTCAAATCATTACATTATTGAGCCTTACTTTCCTCCGCCGATTGAACGTAAGAAAGATGACACCAAAGGAGATAAAAATGTCACAACAGTAGATTGAATAT